TTCTGACAATCGTTCCTGAGGGAGAAATGGGGTTGATGGTAGAACTGTATATAGACCCCGCCCACATCGCAAGAGTCAGAGCAGGGCAGAAGGCAGTTTTACGTTTTCCCGGGTTGCCGCCGTCGAGATACGGCAAGATAGAAACGGAGATAAATCTAATCCCCGCTGATTTCAACACCGCTTTCGGCGCTGTTCCAATGTTTGTTGTTGAGGCAAAACTGGAAGAGCCTTGGCTTGTATCTCGTAACGGAGAGCGAGTATATCTTCGTGCGGGAATTGGAGCGCAGGCACGTATCGTCATCGACCGTGATACTGTTTTTAGAATGTTATTAAGGAAGTTTGACTTTCTTGATTAATATTAACCAAAACAATGAATAACAATTTTTTTAACGAACAACTTGACCAAAACACATATAACGATTATTATTCTTTTAGGTTAATTTTATGAAATATGATAGTGTTTTATGGAACGATTTAATAAATATCTCTCCCGATCAATATTTCAGCAACTATGATTATTTGTTTGACAAAGAAGAATACTTATCAACAAAGCTAAAAAAATACAATTTAAATGCCGCAAAAAATGATTTAAACAGTGGTCAAGAACTCACACCTTATCATGCATTCTTAGCACAAGCAAGAGAAGCAATTACTGGAAATATAACAGTATATAAATTAACCAATGAACTAATTGATGTAATACAAACTATAACAGTAGACGATGTTGCAGAAGTGCCTCCGATAAGCTTCAAAAATCCAATAATAATTGAGACGAATGACCCAAAAACAAATTTGTTTGGTGATATAAACTCTATCGTTTTATATTATAAGAAATTGGAAGGAAAGGATTTTGATGAATTTAAAACTAACTATTTGGCGTCAATTCTATTTCATACGCAACCAAAAGATGATATTAATTGGTATAATAAATGTTTAGAATTAAATTCTTTTACTCAAAAACAAAAAGCATTGTTTCTTTATACAGGAGCGAATTTATTCAGTCTAAAACAGCCAACAAATTTCGTTTGGGATTTTTCTAAAATTGATTATAATAGAAATGTATTAACAAGAAGTGAATTTTGTGAACGCTGTGTTAGTAGGAATAATTGCACCAACAGACCAAAAGCAGTAACAAAAAATGATTATATATTCTGCCATAAAGGGCTTTTGGATAATTTGTTTTCTTTTATCATATTCTTTTTATATTTATTAGAAATTGAAAATTCACCTATCATTACAGATAAAAAAACAGAACAAACAACATATACAGTAAAAAAGAAAGGCAAAATAATTGATAAAAAACATGATTGGTATATCAAATACTTACATTTAAATACACCAAAAAGAAATTACGAAAGTTCTTCAAAGGTAACTACCTTAAACAGGGAAGATTTAATTTCTGAAAAGGTTTGGATTAAAAAGCACGAGCGTAACCAGGCGTGTGGAAAAAATTTAAGCGAACGCAAATTGATAACCATTGAACCGCATTGTTCATCAAGGAAGAGAAAAAATAATGATACAAAGATAATTACAAGTATTTCTCCATTATGTCTAGACTAATTTCAAATAATAAAATAAAGAATATTTCAGCAAGGATTATCTATATGAAGATATATAAAAAAATAAATGGATAATGAAACTACACAAACAAAAAAGCAACATTATATCCCTCAGCGCATATTAAAAGCTTGGACTATTGACCAAAAACGGATAAAGTGTATTAAATTCAATAATGATAGAACGATAGAAACAGTTCCTATGCCTATAAAAGATGCCTTTGAAGTATCATATCTTTATGGAAAATCACGCAAGTTTGAAGATTATTTGTTTGCGAATAACATTGAGCCGAATTTCTATAAAGCTATTGACGAACTTAGAATCAAAAAATGTGCGAATGATAAGAGAATACAGGATTATATTCTCTATCAAATGTGTCGAACAAAGTTTATTGTTGATATTTGCAGTTATAATGCGGAAATAATATCTAATAATTGTTTTGATAAAGCAAAAGCGCGTGAAGCAGATGTTTCAAAAGAAGATGTTAGATGTTTTATTGAAGATGAACATGGGTGTAATATTGGATATATAGACGCATTGGAGAACATAATCTTACCCATCATAAAACCTTTTATTTGTTCTTACGAAAGCAAAAATTGATTTATTCTGATATTGATCTATTTATTGGAGAAAATCCGGTAATAGTAATTTGCCCGCTTAACACTCCAGAGTTAGTAGGTTCAATTTTAGAACCATGTGCTATGGCTCTATTTCCGATAAGCCCAAATGAAGTTATAGTCTTATACCGCCCAGAAGACTGTGAATTAAAAGATAACTATATTTTCTCCAAAGAAGAATCCGTTTGCTTCAATTCATTTCAAATTCAACAGACAGACAGATTCATTGCTTATAAAAACGATTTTGATGAAAAAACATACCAATGGTATTTCAAAAATGAGAATGATCATAAAATTTTGACTTTACCTAATGGAACAAAAACACTTCACCCTTGGCAAGACTTGCATTATTCTGGTCTTGACAGTTGTTTTCGAAATATCTTTTATCAAAAATCAAGTAGTTGATTTCATAGTAGAATTACAATCATTTATAAGCCACCAATATGGCAATTATTACAAAAGTAATTACAAATTTATGGGATATTTATTTCAACTATTTCTCCGCCTGAAATATCAACAGTTTTAACTCTGTCTACATTAGTTTGATGTCTCCAAATAATACCGTATGTTGAATTTGAAGAAACATTAAAAGTGCCGGAACTATTAGGCTCTATAGTAATTGGTCCATATCTATCTCTATAATAAAAGAGGAAACCGCTTTGGCTAAAATCAGAATAAACCGTAACTGATTTTGAAACATCATAATTATTATTAACAATAATAGTCCCGCCAAATTCACCACAAGCAATAAACAACAATGATGAAAAAATTAATATTGCAGCCACAGCAAGAATTTTTACATAATTTTTCACATTAACTCCTCAAATTTAAAATTCAACACTTCTATATACTTAAAAAATAAGAAAACTAAAAATCAAAGTCAAGAAAATAAAGTTATTGATTTGGGGGAAGTCTCCCCCACGCTCCAGCCTTGCTCCAGTAAAAAACAAAGTTTTACAAAGCAAAACTTTATAAGGCTTTCATAAGAACCTGCGGCTCGGAGCAAGTCTTACGCTACCCCCTCTACGGGGACACCCCGTAACGCCCCGATAAAGCAAAACAGGTAATTTGCTGCGCAAATTCCTATATGCTGGCTCTTTGTTACTGGAAACCACAAAACAGGGTGGGTGATTTTTTTCATTGGTGGTGCGAGCGCACCCTGTGCAGGGCGAAGGGTGCTACAGCCCGCACCACCAATAAAAATCACCCACCCTGCGTTCTGTGGGCTTTTTGTTAAAGGCGGCGGTTTCAGGTTTTATCCTCACCCTCAAATCCCTCGTGCTTAGCTATCGGGGGTTACTACAAATCAGGGGGTTATTCAATGAATAACACTAACAACTTAGACCTTAAAAAGTCTGCGCCATCTTATCATCTGCAATTTATAGGGGGTATTCAATGTCACTGCGTTATCAGGTAAATACAGATTTTACATTCATTAAAGGTAAATTGTCATTAATTGGGTTATCAATTAAAAGTACAAAATCACCTTGCACTACAATTCCGCAGTATATAGGAACAAGCCTGTTAAAAACTTTTCGTATTTTTCCAACACTAAAAGAAGCGAAAGATTTTATTTTACACATAAAAAAAATCTATCCGGGTAGCAAAGACATTGTTCCAGTAATAAATTGCGGACAAAAAGAATTATTTTAGGAAGGTACAAAATGAAATATTTTCAACAATGTCAATCAATAGAAGAAGCGAAAAAGCATTATCGTCAGTTGCTTTTAAAACACCACCCGGATCACGCAGGCAAAGAAGGCGAAGCCGTCACAAAAGAAATAATAAGCCAGTTTAACGCCTTTTTAAAAAACTTTATGTCTAATTCTTTTAATTCCTATTATCAAGATAAAGAATGGAAACCAGACCCGGACAGCGTTACACCATTCCAGGACATCTTGGAAAAAATCATAGACCTTGAATGTGAAATAGAAATAATAGGCTTTTGGATTTATTGCTTTAATTCAAAAGAAGTAAAGGAGCAATTAAAAGAGCTTGGTTTTTGGTTTTCAATTAAACACAAAGCTTGGGTATTTTCCGGCGGTAAAAAAAGAAAAATCACCAGCAGGGAAACATTAGACGAAATAAGAGCCAGTAAAGGAAGCCATAAAGTACAAAAAGAAGAAAAGGAAAAAGAAAAATCTCCGCTAAAAATAGCAGTATAAAAAAATTAATCCCTGCCCATTTGGGCGGGGGAACTTAAAAACGTCGTCATTATCAAAATAAAACTTATAAAAATCGCCGCCCGAAGTTTCTGCTTCTGGCGGCTAACAAAATATTTTTCCTTCCCTGTATAAATCAAATAACTCTGCTGATAGTAGGTTTATAAACAATTACAAACAGCACATTTTTAACTTTTCTTTCGTTCAAGCCCCTTTAGTTTTTAGAACGAGAATATTATTCTTCGGTCTGGTAACAAGAAAGCCGTCACGTTTGCGGAAACGCAAAAACAATTCGCCGTATTCAAGGCTTTCTGTTGTGCCGTCAAACTTTTTGATTTCAATTCCCTTGCGGTTTCCATGTTGAATTCTCTTCGGGTTCATAAAAACGGCAAACGGCTCATCCGCCTTGATGTCCGCAAACTGCGGAAGGATTGATACTTCGTGATACGGATACAAGTCCAAACGACCCGGCATTGCCTCCGTAGGTCTACGCCAAATCGGTCTGCCTGTCGTATCCTCAATGTTGGCGATATGATTAAGTACGGTCTCATTCAAAAACCAGCAACAATCTTTTCTTTCTTCCGCAGGGATTTTATACACAGCGTCTCTAAAATCCTTCCACGTCAAATCTTTAATCGCAGAACTTTGAATCGAATGTTTAATAACGCCATCGCAAGCCATAGCCCCTGTAAACGGCTCATCATCGGCAAGCAGACATTGTTTGTCAAACTCTTGTCCGTAAACTTCGATAAATTCGTCTATGAACATCTGCCCCAAATCAACAAAAACATCTTCCTCAAATTCATCAAACCACGGAATATAACCAGCCAGAGTATACGCCTTTAATTCGACACGTTCAGCACCTTTCGGTTTACTTCCCTTAATCTGCTGACCATAAGCCGTAAGCCAATGCAATTCCACGCCGCCTCTGTCTCTTGTAGGAAGAAACATGGAAGGTCCCATCATCGGTCGATGACGTACCAAACCCATCATCACGGATTTTTTGGCGGCGTCTTGCATTATTTCAGTTTCATAAATCGGATTGACAAGATACTGATCGTTAGTCGCCATGTTGCCCATCGGCTCGCCGAGAGCCGCTTTCGTCAACTGCCAGCCTTTCTCGTTCCACAAAACATCACGAGGATTAGTCCAATTGTCCGCTTTAAGGTTTGGCGAAAACGCCAAATCAGCCAATGCCTTATTGTTCCCCGACCACGCCGCAGAAATCCCTTTGCCCAAACTGTAAAGCAATTCACGTCTGGACATTTCCTTCGGACTGGAAGCCTGCACTTTGATTTCATCACGCAAAGATTTAACGGTTGATTTCAACGCTTCCACTTCCGCCGTTTCTTGCACGGTAAAAGTCTCCAAAGTTTTTACAATACCTTCAAGAATAACCTCTTTTTCCTGAAAGTAAGCCGTAGCGGTTTCCGTGTTAGTAAAGCCCGTCAACTCAATTTTTTTCATCTCAGATAACTTCTTTTTAACCGCCAACAATTCTTCGTTTGCCATAATTAACCTCATTCTTATTTATTAAACAATTCCAAAAGGAATTGCACACCCACAATTACTTTTTTACTTTTTTGCTATCAAACAATCCCAAAAAGGAATTGAGTCCCCGTTATTACTTTTTTCATTTTTACTTTTTTCTTTCGCCAAAGCGTACGGATTAGCCGGTACATTACAAATCGAAAACTCCAAAAGTTCTTGTTTCCTGAAAATAAGAGAAGTCCCATTTTTATTTTCTTCCTTTGATGGAATTTCAATTTCCAATACCCTAAACCCAACAGAGCCAGCCCTGATAACACCGGCTTTCACACGCTCCCCAATAGCCCACCCAAAAGGGTCATAATCTTTGCTGTTAAAAACAACAACACCATGTAAACCATTGTCATTTATGGTCAGTCCGTCAATTTTTCCAATTGCCGGAATGTCATATTTATGTGCCCACTCAACAACAGGATTTTGTAAATACCGTTTAAAATCCCAACCATACGGATCAACCCGTTCTCCGTATCGGTCAATGTCAAAAGTCGATAATGTCCAGGAAAACCCGTCAGGAATAAAGGGCAGTTCATTTTCTGTTTTCATCTCTGCCGACAAACAAAACGGAACAGAAGCAATAAGTTCAACATCTTGCGTAACCTTCTGTACTCCCGTAACACCTTTTTTAACTCCCAGATAATCCAGCAACACACAATCATTTTTCATTTTTAATTCTTCATTTTTAATTTGAATAACCTCTCCGCTTTTAGTCCTGACAATCATTTTTTCTTCCTCCCAAAATATTTTTATGCAAAATCCCATTGCGTTAAAACACCATTTTTTATTACATATTCCAAAACTTCATTTTTTCTTTTCAATCCGAGTTTTCTAAAAATATTACTTTTATGGAAGTAAACAGTCTGAATGGCAAGCGATAATTGTTTCGCAATTTCCAAATCTTCAAGACCAAATAATTTAATAATCTGTAATTCTCTTGGTGTTAAAGGTTTATTAAATATGGGTATATTTGTTTCAATTTGAAGCGCTTCTCTTACATCATTCGGATAACACTGTTGACCTTCGGAAATTTTAAAAAGTATATTTTCAACATTTTCTACCGTGTCTCTTAAAGATATAAAACTTTCAGCCCCGGCATGAATAAAACGAGCGGCATTAACAGGGTTTATCTGATAAGCAGTCCAAATAACAAAATGCAAATTTTGATTAAACTTCAAAGTTTTTGAAATATAGTTATCCGTATCAAATCCACAAAAACAGTGTTCTATGAATATCAATCGAGGAAAAGTGCTATTGATAGTATCATATAAATCGTTTTCACTGCAGGCAGTAAAAACTCTTAAATTCAAGTCCTTTAATTTAGTGCGCAGCGTATCAATGAGAAAATTAGCAGTAGAAGCAATGATAACGCTGTTATTCGCCATCAGCGCCTCGATTAGACTTGCCGCCGTCTACAGTTTCAAGGCTTCTCGGTCTGTGCCACACATCACCCCAAGACTTCGGCTTTTTCCCTCTCTCCTTTAAAACGTCATTTATCGTTTTAATCCCTGCGGTAATTTCCGCAATATCTCTTTTACTTTGCGCGTCTTCGCTCTTTTGCAGCTCGGGAATATCCCACAAATCAAATACACCTCGTTCCTTAACACCAAAGCGAATAAAAAACTGACTTTCAAGTATTTGTTCAAACTGCCGCAGAATTGGTATAAGCGTATACTTCCAAAATGCCGAATGTTGCTCCGCCGTATCTTTCCCGCTAAGAGCAGTCGATCTGTCGCTGATATTCGCTACTCTCGGCGGTATTCCGTATCTCGCAAGTATCGTGTATAAGTTCCACCTCTTTAGCTCAAATAGTTTTATTACTTCTGGAGTAAATGAAAGCGGCTCAAAATTAGTTCCCTTGCCAAGCACGGCAATTTTACGCCCTGCCTTTACAGCACCGTACTTGCTTTCCCATCGGCGTTCCAGTTGGTCTGCTTCTTCGGGGCGTAAAGTTTGTTCTGTTTTTAAAATACCTTGCGGAATGGCGTTGTTTTTAAGTAAAGTTGAGTTTGCTTTATTAGCGTAAAAATCTTGTTCTAATTCTAAAGAAAGCGAAACAAGCGGATTAACCCCACGTACCGGGTTCCATGGATTCCAGTCTCTAAAGTGAATTATCTCATCGTTCAGTATCGGCACAAGTTCCGTGCCAACATGATAAAACCATTTGCGGGGAACATTACGAGAACCAAAATCAAGACCCCGTAATTCACCAGACCGAAGGTCTCGGGACAGCCCCGAATCATGCCTCATCCTGCGAGGATCAAGTATATAAATCTCTTTTGGCAGTCCGCCGGAATAATCAGAACCGAACCACCAGAAGGCTTCGCCTTCAAGAAACCACCAGGCAGCGGTTTCTTTCCAAAGATCGTAACGGCTTAACGAAGGATTTGGTCGCCTGAACAGCTCATACATTGTGCCACGTTCAACATCGTTACCCTCTCTCTTGATACAAAAATCTGCTCGGGCGATATTTCGAGTCAAAATATTTACAGAGATATTTACCCACGCATGAAGCAGGTAAGTGTCGCCGATTGTGTCATTGTTATTAAATATACTATTATTATCACAATCAGACCATAAAAAAGTATTCTTTTTTTCCCCCAAGAATTCTTTCACGCTTTTCTGCCGAGTGTTGATTTTCCCATGCTGTGGTTTAGGTTTGAATACATTTAGCAGTTTCATGAAAAAATCACCCCTTGCTGAATATCAGAAAATATCGCATAACGCAAAGCGTCCATGTAATGGTCGTTTGTCTTTACAATCTCTCCTGCCTCATTCCTGCAATAATCCCATATCTCCGACAGTACTCCGTTACACCTCTCACAAACGAAAAACTGCCCACGTTCAATTTTTGCGTTGATATAATCAATTCCGCTTTCTACACTGTTATTGGCTTTCAAGCCCCCTGTAATTTCCTGTATTCGTTCACCACCTGCAGGATCGCAATAAACTGGACAGCCAATCCCGTCGTTAATATCCAGCCAACCTCTTGCTTCCAGTTCGGCATTAAATGATTTAGTTGTCATGTTAAATGCTCCGTAATCGCATAAAACATACACAACATCACCAACCCAGCCAATTTTCACAAACGTAATATTCAATCCAAAGTCCTGTCCTGCAGCAATTCGGTCAAACTCTTTAGGCATATCTTCTAACTTGACAATCATCGTCTCATCAAAGCGGTCGTATATTACACCATCTGCCTTTACCCACAGCCCGTCACGAAACCTGGCTCTTTGTTTTTCCGGCAAAGCGTCAAGAATGTCGCAAATATAATCCTCTGGCAGATTTTCTTTGTTATCTTCAGGGTTTAATAACATAGATTGATATAGTTCCGGTTTCTCCAACTGTTCGCCGGTTTGAAAAGTCTTTTTCAAAACAAATATTTTATAAGCCCAATGCAAAGGCGAACCCGGATTGCAGTCATAAAAAAACAAATTCCTGCAACCTTGCACTTTCATTGCAAGTCTGGAATAAGCAGTTGTTACCGCAATATAAGAAAGTTGGCTAATCTCATTAAAATAAATTGTGTTATACTCATGCCCAAGTATCTTGTCCGCTTGCTCTCTGTCTCCAAGACCGCCTATCCAAATTTCAGAGCTGTTAAAAAGAGTTATCACACTTTCATGTGTTAAATATGTATAACCGTTTTTTCCAACAGTATTATTTAACCACGGAAATAAAGTCTCACGCAAAACCGATGACCTTGCGTCTTTCGCCCTGTAACGGCAAATCAAATGCCTGGAACCTGCATACATCAAAGCCCGAAAGATAATCGCCATTACAATCACTGTTGTTTTCCCCGAACGAGAACCGCCAAACAACAAAATATGTTTAGCCCCGCCCTTCAAAAGAGAAAGAGCCTTTTTCTGTATTGCTGTTGGCTTGAAAACTACCGCAGTACCCATTTATTACAATCCTTGAAAGTCCGATACAAAGTTTAATTCGCCTTGTTT